AGTCTGGGACCATATGCTCAATGTGGTCGATATGTTGGAAGGTAAGGAACCCCGCTGGATACACCCAGCGATGACTTACGAAAAAGGGTCGGCGGGACTCTCCCGCCTCTTGGTAAATGTTCCACCGAACCATGCCAAGACCATGACCATCACCATAAACTACGTGACCTACCGCGTAGTAAAGAATCCCAACATCAATGTCATCGTTATTTCTAAAACCCAAGAGCAGGCAAAGAAGTTTCTTTACGCTATCAAGCAACGCCTGACGCATCCTCGGTATGCAGACCTACAGGCAGCCTTTGGTCCTACCGATGGTTACAAAGCTACCGCCGATATGTGGTCGGCTAACAAAGTTTATCTGGGCGCGGATGTCCGCGAGTCAGATGCAAAAGACCCAACCATTGAAGCTATTGGTATGGGCGGTCAAGTTTACGGAGCTCGTGCTGATTTAATCGTACTTGACGACGTGGTCACTCTCTCTAACGCGGGAGAGTGGGCTAAGCAGCAAGAATGGATTCGCCAAGAGGTTGCCTCGCGCCTTCCACCAGGTGGCGGGCAACTTCTTGTCGTTGGAACCAGAGTATCTGCTACTGACCTTTACAAAGAGCTTCGCAACTCACAGCATTACACGGACGGAATCGTACCGTGGTCATATTTGTCCATGCCTGCCGTACTTGAGTACGCAGATGACCCTAAAGACTGGAAAACTCTTTGGGGTAAATCAGAGCAACCACTCACTGAGGATGATACCCCAGATGAGAATGGCAACTTTGACCGATGGACAGGACCGCGTCTAACTGCGGTCCGTAACGAGGCTGGTCCATCCAAATGGTCTTTGGTTTACCAGAATCTCGATATCGCAGAGAATGCAATCTTCGACCCGATGTGCGTTAGAGGCGCAGTCAACGGAATGAGAAAATCGGGTGCGCTGGTTGCAGGCGCTGCTGGTCACCCTGATACACCGCAGAACTTCTACCGAATCATTGGTATTGACCCTGCTATGTCTGGTGACACCGCAGCAGTTGCTTACGCAGTCGACCGCAGAACACACAAGCGCTATGTCATGGACGTTTACGTCATGAGCAGCCCCACACCTGCAGCGATTCGCACTCTGATTCGGGAATGGACCGATGCGTATAAACCGCATACCGTTATCGTCGAGTCAAACGCTTTCCAGCTTTTCTTGACACAGGATGAGGAGATTAGAAACTTCCTATCCACTCGCGGTATTTCATACCGCCCACACTACACAGGTAATAATAAACAAGACCCAGAGTTTGGTGTAGCTTCTCTGGCTCCGTTGTTCGGCACTATCACTAAGCGTGATGGTAACAACAACAACTTGAAGCATGCTGGTGACAACATAATCGAGTTACCAGACTCTTCACGAAACGAACATGTAAAGAAGCTGATAGAACAATTGGTTGTTTGGCAACCAGGCGTACAAGGTAAGAAGCTCAAGATGGACGCTGTAATGGCGCTCTGGTTCTGTGAGATTGTAGCCCGCGATGTTCTTCTAACCGCTTCGAATGTACCAAGTTTCCTTAAGAATCAGTTTACTCCTTCTAAGGCAATCGAAGACAGGTACATTGTTAACCTAGATGATTTAGCTGCTACTCAGCGAATAGCGAGATTGTGATAATGAGAGAACTTGTACAAGCATACGAGCAATTAAAAGCTCGTAATGCAGAACGCGATAAGCGTATGCGCGATGTTGCCATGGTACGTGCAGGTAATGCCGACCAGGTATTTCGTGGTTTGTTCCCAGAGGGAACATGGTCTAAGCCTATTATCGCCAACCTAATTGATGTGGTTGCTCGCGATGTTGCTGAACAGGCAGGTGTTCTACCTACCATAACAGCAGCTGGTGATTCATCACTTGATGACTCCCAGCGAACCAAGGCGGATAAAAGAACGAAGATTGCGAATTACTACGTCGCAGCTTCACGTCTTGGTACAGAGCTACTGCGTGGCGCAGACCAGCTTGGAACATACGGTTTCTGTGTATTCCGTGTTGAACCAAACTTCAAAGAAAAAAGACCGCATATCCATGTTGAGAATTCCATGGGTGCGTATTACGACGTAGATAGATTCGGGGAAGTATCTCTCTACTGCCGTTCATATTTTCGTAAGGCTGGCGATTTAGCAGCCAAGTTCCCCGAAGTAGCAGACAAGATTCTGCTAACCAGTGCGTTCGGTAATCGTGCTGACAGCAACCAACTTCTTGAAGTTGTTCGATGGACTGATAAGAAACAAACAGTCATGTTCATTCCAGAACGAGGAGGTGTTGTTCTTGCACAAACACCAAACAAAATCGGTCGAGTCCCAGTTGCGATTGCTCAGCGTCCTTCGCTTGATGGCGAAGTCCGAGGCTCATTCGACGATGTTCTGCCAGTGTACGCAGCAAAAGCCCGCCTTGCGTTGCTCACTATGGAGGCTGTTCAAAAGTCTGTTGAAGCTCCTCTTGCTCTTCCCACTGATGTTACTCAGCTTGCCGTTGGTCCTGATTCGGTCATTCGTTCGAACAGTCCTGAGAAAATACGTCGTGTAAACCTAGACGTACCACAGTTTGCATTTGCCGAGAACAATGTTCTTGCAGATGAAATGAAACTAGGAACCAGATTCCCACAGGCACGTGCAGGACAAGCTGAAGGTTCTATTGTTACTGGTCAAGGTGTCAAGGCACTTATGGCTGGATTCGATTCACAAATCAAAGTTATTCAATCAATCCTTGGTGAAGCAATCGGTGAAGCAATCTCTATTGCATTTGCTACCGATGAAGTTTACTTTACAGACGTTGCTCGTGAAGTATCTGCAACAGCCAATGGAGTTCCATACAAATTAAGATACAAACCATCAAACGATATCAACGGCAATTACGGAGTAACGGTTGAATATGGTTTGATGGCAGGACTTGACCCTAACCGCGCATTGGTATGGGGTCTACAAGCACGAGGCGACAAGCTAATCTCACGTGGAATGCTACGTCGCAACCTACCGATTTCGCTCAATGCTGGAGAAGAAGAGCGAGCAATTGACATTGAAGAGATGCGTGACAGCTTAAAAGCTTCCATCTCATCACTTGCTCAAGCGATTCCTATGATGGTTTCGCAAGGTCAAGACCCAATGCAGATTGTTGAGAAAATGGCAACTGTTATTGACGAACGCAAGAAAGGTACACCTCTTGAAGAGGCAGTAGCTAAAGCGTTCAAGCCAGAACCAGCAGAAGAAGAAGAAGCTCCAGGAATGGAGCAGCCAGAAGAACCTATGGGTATGGGTGGCGAAATGCCACCAATGCAACAAGGTGGAAGACCAGCAATGCAAGAATTGTTAGCAGGTCTTACTGGCGCAGGTAATCCAGTTCTCGCGGGTCGAGTGACTCGCCAAATCCCAGCATAAGGAGAAACAATGTTCGGAAAGCAAGGTAAAGCTGCAAAGGCTCCAGTACATTCAGGACACCAAGGCAAGAAGAATGGTGGCAAGGGTGTTGGACTTGGTCAGAATGCAAAGCCTGCTGCTCTTAAGGGCATCAAGGGCAACAACAACAAGCTTAAGTAAGGAAACTTAAATGGCGAAAAAGACACCTAAAAAGTATCGCCAAGCGAAAAAGGCAGCACGTCCCGCTGCTAAAGCAGCGTTTCCAGGTAAGACAAAGGCAGTACGCCGTGACCCCATGGCAAAGTATTCTGCTGAAGACAAACAAATCTTTAGAGAGATTGCTAAAGAATCTAAGGGTCGTTACATCACTGATGATAAAGGCAATAAGATTCAAGTCAAGCCTACAGAAACAGCTAAGGAACGTATCGCTCGTGAACGTGCCGAAGCTATGCGTAGATTTCGTGAGGAAGTAGATGCTGACAAGCAGGCTGCTCGTGATGAGCGCATGGCTAAAAAGCGCCAAGCTGCTATTGATAAGCAAGCTAAAGATAAAGCTGCTCGTGCAGGCAAGCCTGCACCTACGCTACAACAGACAGCGCCAACAGTAAAGAGCCAGACAACCAAGGCTCCTGCAAAGAAGGCTGCTGTCAAGAAAGCTGCTGCTAAACCAGTTGCTACTACAGAAACAAAAAAGCCTACAGTTAAGAAAACTGCAGAAAAGGGTATGACCCGCGCTGAAAAGTCTGCTGCCAATAAAGCAGCATGGAAGAAAATGACTCCAGCGGAACGCAAGAACTGGAAAGCAAATAAGCCAGGTGCTGCAAAACCTGCTGCTGCTGCAAAGCCAACTGTTTACAGTATTACAGATGTGCAGCCAGAAAAGGCAACTAAAGGTGCAAAGAAAGCTAAGTTTATTCAAAAGAAAACTAAGGCATCTGTTGCAAAGACAACCACTGCTGCTCCTAAAACTGGTGGCACTGTAGCAATTCGTCCTAAAGGAACTGTAGCTACAAAGGCTAAAGGTAAAGAAGTAGTCAGCACTCGTGGTACAGCAAAGCCAGTTGCAAGCGCAGCAGCTAAGAAGACAAGCAAGCTAGCCAAGTTTGGTAGAAAGTTTGCGGTAGGTGCTGCAGCAACTGCACTAGGTGCAGAAGCGGTATCTCTTGCTAAGGGTTCTATATACAGAGATGTTAAAGAAATTGACCGTTTAGAAACTAAACTAGCTAAACTTCAAGGAAAGAAATCTCCAAACTCAACAGCTTTAGGTCGACTAAACCAACTTAGAAAAGGCACTGCTGCAAATCTTGCAAACTTTGCAGACCTTGCAACATTCGGTGCTGTTGGTCAAACACGTCGCGAACGTATGGACCAACTTAATAAGTTGATTGCAAAAGAAAAGAAAGCCAAAGGCTCAGCTAAAGGTTCTACAAAAACTGGACCTATAGGTAACTATGCAATGTCAACAGGCAAAGTTCAATCTAGCGCTGGTGTTACAGGTGGCACTACAGGTGGTACTACTGGCGGAGCTGGCGGTTCTACGACCAAGGTAGTACCTGGTGGTACATATGTCGTAAAGCGCGGTGATACCTTGTCAGGTATTGCTAAAGCAGCTGGAGTTTCACTTGCTGAAATTAGAGCAGCAAACAAGAAGTTTGCTAAGAATCCTAAGTACAAGCAAGGCAACATGATTTGGTCAGGAACAACAGTAAAGATTCCTAAGAAGAAGTAGGTAGTTAAATGTCAATGATGCAACCTTCGGGTCCTGGTCCGTTCGCAAAACGAACTGACCGCCAAGGTATTAAGAGATTACCTAACGCTGGATACGGCGAACAAAAAGCTTTTATGGAGCAACAAGCAGAAGCGCCTATGGCAAAGTCTGCACAGGCTCAACGCCGTCCTAATCCGTTAGCGGATGTCGTGCCATTGACCCAACCTACGCAAAGACCAGCCGAGCCAGTTACTGCTGGCGTAGATGCAGGTCCAGGTCCTGGACGTGAAGTTCTAGGGCTGAAGTCACCAGTCGATACACAATTAGAAGATTTGGCGAAGTTGGCAAAATATATGCCATTGATGATGCAGTTTGCCGACTCGCCACAATCTTCAGGAACTATGAAAGCTTTTGTTAAATACCTACGGAGTCAACAGGAATGAAAATACTAAGGAAGTTCGAGGAGAATCTCGAAGCCCTTGGGTTTGACATGGCTCCGTTAGCGTGGGACTTAGCTCGTTTCCCCTTCGACTCTGACGATGACCGATATGCAGTATTAGAGGAATTGACAGATAAGAAGGAGGCTCCTACAGATGGCGGAGAATTGGTGGGATGACCCCAAGTACGGCACACCGTCTACATTACAGCCACCTACATCTCGTATAGACGGATTCAAAAAACAACAGTTTGATAATACTAAAGTAGGTAAAGTCGAACAAGCAATTATTCCTACTGTCGCAAAAGGACTTGAGTCTGCACAAAAAGGAAGATTTGGTTTTATTGTAAATCCAGCAATGCGTATGTTGGAAACATTTGGCGAGCGCATTGTTCAACCACTTACTCAAGGTGTATCAACAACACTACTTACAGGTCAAGCGCTTGGCGCTGGCAAGGGGCTTCAATCTTTTAGATTTGCTAAAGAGCAAGCTAAAAAGATTTCTATGGGTCAGTCATTGGCTACACCCATTGGTCAGGCAGTAGGTACATTCCTACCAGACCAGATTACGCCTACCTTTATGGACAAAGATTTTGATATCTTTGATGACAAGAAGCGTGATAAAGCATTTCGTGATGAATGGCTAGGTATCTTTGCGTCAGGTGCTACCGATTTAGCACTTGCTGTGGTTGGAACCAAAGGCGTTGGTACAGCAGTACGTGCTGGAGCTAAAAAGGTTGTAGGACCTAAGAAAATATCAACAACCGAAGACATGAATGTATTCCGTCAACAGGTTGAAAACGTAGTTTCTGACCAGGCTTTGCCTATTGACCAGAGAACACGTAGCGGTCTTAGCGTATTAATGGATGACCTAGTAAACGAAAAAGACTTGTCTAAGTTGTCAGCCAACCCGCTTGTATCGGAAACAGCTAATCCATATAGAACTGCAACAATCGTATCTCGTTTAGATAACCATAGAGATGTAGCAGATTATCTGCTTGCAGAGCGTGGGGATACAGCAGCGTTCTTAAGATTCTTTGAAAAGAATCCGCTTAAAGCTGACCACCTAGACAACTATGGCATTACACTTACTAAGCCAATAACAGATTTTTATGACGTGGGTCTTGATGAACTTTCACCAAAGCTCACCGAAAGATACCAACGCATCATTGATGCTAAAAAAGCAACCGATAGAGATTTTGCCAATGCGCTTGATGACTTTCTTGAGAAGACCAAAAAAGGTGTACTCGAAAGTTATCGCCCTGGCAAGTATGCAGCGTTAGAATCACTTGACTTAGCCCGCAAGAAGATTGCTAACCAAGCACAGTTTGGTGACTTAAGATTATTTGGTCAAGACGGCAATAGCGCCTGGAAGGTCAAGGTATATCAAAGCGATGCCTATGACCGCGTTATCCGCGTCATTGCATGGGCAGGGTCAGGTCGACCACAAGGTCATATCAATATATCTAACCCACGTAGGTTCGAAGCAGCCAATGACTTACGGTCTGACTTAAACCGCATCATCTCTCTTAAGGGAGCTGAAGGCGCACAGTTTAAGCGTGACATGGTTAATAAGTTCTTGCGAGCGCAAGATGACACAACACGTGCAATCGTTTTGGCTGAGATTGAACAAAAAGTTTTAGAAGGTTTAGCAAAACGCTATGGCGTTGTCGACCTTCAAGATGTTCGCTCAATGGAGCAGGCTATAGCCGAAATGAAAGGCTGGCATTCACGTATCAGTGATAAGCGCCAGACTCTAAAGAGCTATGCAGCAAAGCATGGTTACGTACCAGAAGATGGTTCTGTAAACGTGCAGAACTTTATCTCTGTATCTAACGAAGCACAGACTCTTCCTATGCTTGACTTTGCAAAGCTAGAACAAGATATTATTTTCCACTTGCGTGGAACTGCAGCGGTAACTGGCAAAGATGTTTTTCGTGCTGGCTTAGCTCGTACTGGTATGCGTTTAGGTGAGTTTCTTGACTTGCTCAATATGGCATTCAGTAATCTAAACCTTGTTCGCCTTGCATATATTCCCAAGAACTCAATGGTTGACCCAATCGCTCGCGCAAGCATGGCACTAGAGTCAACTGAAATAGTTCGTAACGGTTTGCCTGGAATGAGCAATGCTTTATACAACGGTTCCCTTAGAGCAGAACGGTTAAAAAGGTTTGTGCCGTTTAGTCCAAAGTTCAGAGAACGTAAGATTGAAAAGCAAACTAGACATAATATTCAAAAGTACCGAGCTGACATGGAACCCAAGATTGCAGATTGGGAAAAAGCTTCAGAGGTACAATTAACTGCAACAAAGAATTTGTTAGCAGCTCAAACTAAGCGCGATAGACTCGCAGCACGAGCAGCTAAAAGCAATGACCCAGATGTTCATGCAATATTCCATGAAGCAGAAGATGCTCTTCACGCTGCCAAGGTAGCAGCAATGAAGGCAGATGATGATTTGGGCAGAGCTGCAGATGCAATGAGTGGTTATGCAAAACTCATAGAACTTGAGCGCGAAAAGCTTATGCCAATTGTATTCAGCGAAGCTGAAAAGAAACAAATTAAATTACTCGGTCAGGAAGACGAGATAATTACCAGTGCAAGTGGTAAGCAATACGCAATCAAAGGATTAGCTGACCCCAACCAACGTGGTGTTAGCGCTTACATGGCAGAGATTGATAGCAGCCAGAACTTCTATTCGGCTTCTATGCAATCAGAGATTGGTCGTCGTGTTAAGTATGACGGCTCAAGGTTTGTAAAGATTCGCCGTAGCGATGGTAAAGAATACTGGAATGGATTGGCACATATTGCTAATCGCCAGATTCGTAATGAACTAGATATGCCACTAGGTATGATGATGCGCGGAGATAGCACATCAGACATAATGAAATGGCTATACAGCCCAGCTGGTAAAGAATACCGTCGCCGTATGGAATCTCGTTTTGGTCGACCAATGACTAGAGATGATTTTGATGGATGGATTAACGATACAAGAGAAAAACTTTTTAAGATGTATCCAAGTCCAGAACTACGAGATATTATCCTAAAGCGTAACGTAACCTGGAAAGAAGTCGAAGCAACTTTAGCTGGAAGAACAGACTTAATGCCAGAGATTGATGCGCCAAGCATCAAGCTTAGCGACTTGAATAATGCAGAGAAACTATTGGCTAAGGCATCTGGCGGTATAGATACAGCATGGAAAGTGCTTTCATATTCTGAAAACAGAATGGCTCGTAACCCACTGTTTCTTGCATACGCACGTGAAGAACTTAGAACTCTTATCAACGCTGCAGAACGTGCAGGGTTTGACCCATCTGATGCGGTCATCAATAATGAAATGCGTCAGGTTGCATACCGTAATGCGCTAGCTCGTGTTGAAAGAACACTGTACTCCTCACGTCGTTTAACCAATGGTATGTACGTAGCACGTTATGCACTGAGCTTCCCTCTAGCATTCTTTAACTCACAATATGTTGCGCTTCGCCTCATGGCTCGCAACCCAATGAATGCTTACTGGTATAACAGTATTGCTACTGCTTTTGATGACTTTGAAGCTTACGAAGATAAAGATGGAAACACTTACAAGAGCATTGCAGATGTTCCACCTGGAACTTCAGTAAGCGTCAAGTATCCAATACCTTTTGGCGATAAGTTGCCAGACAACGTAAAAAACGCACTTAAGCCATATCTTGATGGCAGAGGTGGCGGTATCCGATGGAATCCAAAGCAAATGGAGTTCATGGTTGCTGACCCATCCGTATCTTGGTTTGGTTCTGTAACCGTATCTGAAATAATTAAAAATGGTATTGATATACCGTTATGGAAGATGCATGGCGAAGACATTGCTAAAGCAATGCGCGAAACATTAGGTGATGATTTTTACGAGTCAAGCGTTCTGTATGGTGGTTACCCAACACAAGGTCAAGGACTAGCATCTACCGCAGCACAAACAATCCTACCTGGATATCTAAAGTCAGCGGGCGATGCAATAAGTCTTTTACGTGGTGGCAAAGGTTCTGAACGAGCAGCAGATGAAATCGTTGCTCAGTTCAAGACAGCCTATTCTCAATGGGATAGAAACGGTCGTGTTGGCAATCCGCCAACAATGAAAGACGCTGCCAAAGCAGCAGGCGTAATGATGTTCATTAGGTCTGTTGTCCAGTTCAGCGCACCAATTGCTACATCGTTTGACCCAGTTACTCGTGCAGCCACATCATATTACGCAGACTTGGTGGAAGAATTCCAAGGCGATTATGAGATGGCGCAGAAACAGATGATTGAGGAGTGGGGCATTGACTCACTTGCTCTCATTGGTTCAAGTAATCGCAACATAGCAGGTCTTGCTGCTACACAAAAAGATATCAAGATAATTAGAAACTTTGAAGACCTATTGACAGATATAAGTCGATATGGAACTAAGTACGCTGGAATGCTCTCATCGGGCTATGACAGCGACTTGACTACCAACTCTGAATACTCTACTGAAGTAGCAGCTATTTACAAACGCTTGAACTTCCCAGGTCAAGCTGGTGATATAACAATCACCGAGCGTAAGAGCACACGTGAAATACAGGATGAAGTAGAAGCACGTAGGGGCTGGGCTGAGTACCAGAAAGCCATGGAATGGCGTGACTCTATGATGTATCAGTATGGAATCCGTTCAACTCAAGAAGTTATGTACGAACGTAGCGGTATCAAGGAATACTTCCAAGGAATGGTTGACGATATTGCTCAGACCTTCCCTGGTTGGATTCAACAGTACAACGATAACCGTGAGGATTATTGGCGTGGACTTATTCCAACAGTCGAGAAGATTGCTGGAGATACCAAGTGGCGTTCACATGCTTACAAGAGTGGTGACAAGTGGGAAGAAATTACCTACTGGGTAGATGCAGCGCGTCGATTCAAGGTTGAATATGACCGCACTGGAAATACAGACGAACGTAAACTATCGCTTAAGGCTGACTTTGCTCAGTTCCACTATGACTATCTACAGACTGCATCGGATGAATTCGCTGCATTCGCATACAGATGGTTAAACAATATGCCCGAACTATCAGAAGAACTTGTGGTGACTAGATAATGGTATTAGACGCAAATAAGAACGGTGTTCCAGATAACCTGGAAAAACCAGGTACTAAAACAAATAAGCCTACATATGACCCCAAGATGTCAGTACCAAATGTTCAACTTCCAGGCTTAACACGTGGCGCTCAAGCATCTGAGGCATATAACTGGTTCAAGTTTGTAGCAGCCAAAGCTCCTAAAGGTAGCGTCATTCGTGAATACTATGACAATTTTACTCGTGACTTAGCTCGCCTTGGTATTCCAAGAAGCAAGTGGGATAGCGTCTGGAAAGATGCTGTTGACTGGACACAGACTCCAGGGTCTGGTTCAAACGGCAACCCTGCTGCATATCTAGCAGTCATTGACCCAGCCGATTATGCAGATAAAGGCTCCTCTGGTCCTAAGTATGGAACCAGAAAACAAAAGCAGATAACAACCAATCAATATAGTCCATCTCAGGCTGGCTCTGCTATCAATCAAATGATTGAATCTGAGGTTGGTAGAACTGCCACTAAGGAAGAGATAGACGCATATCTTGCTGGTGTTAATGCTGCTGCTAAAAAATCTCCTAGTATCTCTAGCCAAACAATCACAACAGCCCCAGGTAAAGGCAACCTAGTTCCTGCTGGTGCTAAGTCTGGTGCAAAAGCTACAAGTCCAAATCTTGGTTCGACCACAATAGAGTCAACTGAAAGTGGTGGCTTTGACCCATCTATGTATGCATTGAACTTTGCTAGAAGTCGTCCCGACTTCGCTGAATCGTTTGCTACAAAAGCTGTACTTGGAATTATTCAGAAGGTTCTTAAAGACCCTAACTCCATTGGAAATGTGGTGGCATAGTGGCTACAAAAAAGAAATCTACTGGCAGTAATACTGTACCTAAATCAAGTATGCCGTTTGGCGGTCAGCCAATTAAAAAGCCAACGCCAAAACCAACCCCAGTAAAAGGAACAAATCTTGGTAATCGCCCACTTGGTCGTGTAATTACCACACCAAGCACGTCGAAGTCATCAAAGTCAACAAGTACTGCAAAGAAATCAACAAGTACAAAAAAGACTACAACGGCTAGCACCTCAAAGCCAATCATTCCACCCAAGGTAGTTACACCTAAGAATAGTGTGGGAGTTACACCAGTAACACCTTTCACCCCACGTAGTACATCTTGGGCATTCCCAACCACGCCTGATTACAACCCTGGTTATGGGCAGTATGGTAACCCAGCTTCTCCTGACGGAAGCAGTGTTTCATCTGTTTATCCAACAGGTCGAGATACGCTTTCCATGGCTCAACTTCAAGCTCAGTTTGGTATTGCTGCTGCAGTATTGGCTAATAATCCAAGCCTTGTTGAAGCGCTAAATAAAATTCTTGGCGTTGGTGGTGGACCAATGATTACTGACCCTGCGTTGCAGGAAGCAATTATTAAAGGTACATCCTGGTATCGCGACCAGACTGACACACAACGTACATACGATTATTACAAAGCAACTAACCCTGGTCAGTTTGCTGCAGACCTGCAGTCAAATGCAAGCTCTATTGTCAAGCAATGGGCATCTATGGGTCTAAATATTACAGCAGACCAGGCTATTGAATATGCCAACAATATGATGAAGCAAGCCATTATTAAAGATGGCAAGGTAGTTCGCTTTGACCAAGACTATCTAAACAAACTTATGTCTGAATCAATCAAGTTTACTAAGACTGGAGAAACTTCAGACGGAGTAGTTAGATATACAGGTCTAGCTGGCAAGTTAGAAACAATGGCTAACGAGCTATATAAGCGAGCTTGGGATTATGGATTCCCACAGACCATGTCTAACGATGCCTTTGGTACTTGGTTTGAATCAAATATAAAAGGCTTAGTTGCTGGAACCACAAACCCAGAAGATGTCGACAATCTTTTACAAGAACGAGCTAAGACATTTGCTCCAGGTTTAGCAAGATTTATTGACCAAGGTCAAACATTGCGTCAAGCAGCAGACCCTTGGTTAAACGCTATAGCAAGTACATGGGAAGTTGATGTCAATTCGCTTAGCCTCAATGATGACTATGTGCAAAGAGCAATCAATTTTCAAGATGAGAAGGGTAACTTCTCAACTATGAATCTATATGATACAAAGAAACTCGCACGTCGTAGCGGTAAATGGGATATGACCCAAGCTGCAAAAGAAGAGAAGACAAACATTGCTTCTCGCATCCTTCAAGACTTTGGATTCCTGGGGTAGATAAATGCCAATATATTCTGCAACTCAAATGATAGACGGTGGGGGCAATAGTTTCTACGAATCTGTCCAAGCAGTGCAAACCTCCGTCAACCTTGGAAATAGACCGCTTGGCGCATCAGAAAAAGAACAAAATGCCAGAGATGCTGCAGCAGCTAAAGCTGCAAAAATTGATTTAGTAGATGAACAAACTCAAGCAAGGGCAAAAGCAGCACAAGCTCGTAATGAAGGTGATAGCCAGCAAGCTGCTAATACATACGATGACCCTTATTACAAGCGCGACCCGATTACTGGTTACTCTCCAGCGCAAATAGAGGCAATGCAAGCGCAGAAGGATGCAGCAATTGCTAAAGCAGAAGCTATTGCAGAGTACTACCGCCTTCGTGATGAAGCTGCAGCTAAAGCTGCAAAAGATGGTGACGGTACTGACGGTGACGGTACTGACGGTGACGGTACTGACGGTGACGGTACTGATGGTGACGGTACTGATGGTGACGGCAATAAAGACACTAATGTAGATACAACTGTAACTGGAGATAAAGCATCATCTGGTGCTGATAACGCAGCTTACCAGGCAATCCTTGACCAAATCAAAGCACTAACCGAACAAATGGCAAGACAGCAGGCTGCTGCTGCAGCCGAAGCTGCTAAGCCAAAGGTCATTGGAACTCGTACAGTTCGCAAAACTGGTGGCGTTGTTGAAGTTGTTGAGCTTATGTCCGATGGGTCACAAGGCAAAGTTATTGAATCTTACAAGGACTTTGGTGCTCGCGACTCAGTAATGAAGATGTTTGAGAATACTGGTCTTGGTCAAGACTTTATTAAGTCTTTGATGGATACCATTGACAAGGTTTATGACGAGAACATTATGCCAACTGACGCACAGGTTCTTAATTCTATTTATGCAAGCGATGCATACAAACAAAGATTTGCTGCTAATGAAGCTATCCGTAAGCGCCTAGAAGATGGCAAAGGTCGCCCTGGTGACAGACTTCTTAGCCCAGCCGAGTACATTAAAACAGAGCAGGCATACCAAGAGATTCTGCAAGAATCTGGAATGCCAGCATATTTCTATGACCAGCCAGAAGATTTTACTCGCCTTATTGAGAATAGCATCAGCGTAGCTGAGTTAACATCTCGTGTAAACATAGCGCAGAATGCGTTGCAAAAGGCAGACCAAGGAATCGTAAACTCGTTAAAGAATTACTATGGTCTATCTACAGGTGACTTAGTAGCATACTTACTTGATAACGAAAAAGCATGGGATGCAATCAATTCTCGCTTCCAGTATTCAACCGAAGAAGCCAAGTTGATGTACACCAGCGCTGAAGTTGGCGGTGCAGCAGAACGTGCAGGTCTTGGTGCAACTAAAGGATTTGCTGAAGAAATTGCCAAGGCTGGTAAAGCCGAGTTTGCTGAAAGAGCATTCCAAGGTGCAGCTCGTGACCAGCGCGATTACGAAAGACTTATGGGTCTTTATGGTGAAACATCTACTAAAGAAGACCTTGCTCGCGAAGCGCTCGCCCTTGCAGGTGGTGCAGAAATTGGTATCAAGTCTAAGAAACTTGCATCCAAGGAACGCGCTAAGTTCCAGCAACGCAGCGCTATTGACAAGACATCGTTGGGTTCACGTTTAAGAACGCCTGACGTTTAATAGATTCCATCCCAGACCGTCCAGCCCTGGTGATGTGTATAAGTCTGGAAGTCATCACGTCTACGAATCACTACCCCTGGTGAGGAGTACGTGTGGTGCAGAACCCGAAGAGGGTTTCAACTACTAATAGGGAGAAAACAATGGCAGAAGAATACACAGAGTTCGACTTCGAAGATGAAGACTACGGAAGTGGTACTGATTTGGTGAAGAAACTCCGCAAGCAGATTGACCAGCTTTCCAAGCAACTTAAGGAACGCGACGATATTCTTGAGGAGATTACAGCCTATAGTCACGAAGCTTCAGTTGGTGAAATTTTAGAAAGTTTTGGACTCAATCCACGAATTGCTCAATTTATCCCAGAGGATATTGAAGCAGATGAGGATGCTGTAGCCGAATGGCTAAACGAATATGGTGAGGCTTTCGGTATCGAAGCCGTTGAAGAGGGAGAGGAATCTCCCGATGCTCAAGCATATGAGCACATGTCAGACTTTGACGATGGAGATATAGACCCATACGTGGGTCAAGATTTAGCTTCGCGAATAGCGAATGCAGGTTCCCCAGAGGAACTATCTCAATTACTCAAGGGCTGACGCAAACCCACAGTCAACCCTAATAGAAGGAAATCATGCCTACTACACCCGCAACGTCAACTACGACAAGCACATTGTCGAACTTGATTCAGACGGCGTATGACAAGTACATTGAGTTTAACCTTCGCTCTGAGCCAATGTTCCGTAAGTTTGCGGACAAGCGCCCAGTCGATGTGACAAACCCAGGTAACACCGTCGTCTTCCAGGTCTACAAGGACCTATCACGTAACACCACTGCCTTGACTCAAACCCAAGACCCAGATGCTGTTACTCTCAATAACACTGACAAGGTCAACGTTGTTGTAGATGAATACGGTAATGCCGTAATCACTACAGAGCGTTTGGCTCTTGAGTCAATCTCAGCGATTGACCCAGCTGTTGCTGATATGTTGTCATTCAATATGCGCGATTCACTCGATGCAATTGTATGGAACAAGCTTACATCTCTTGCAACAATGCGTTACACAGGAACTACTTCCGCTGATGAATCAACCATCAACGGTGAAAACGTATCCTCAAGCACCACTGCTCCATACATCTCTTCTGCTCTTGCACGTAAGGGTGTTGCAAAGCTTCGCGGTGCATCTGTACAACCACGTGACGGTGGCTTCTATACAGCGCTTATCCACCCAGATGTTTCGTTCGACCTTCGTTCTGAAGCAGCTACAAGTGGAAACGTGTCTTGGCAGCTCCCACACACCTACACCGAGGCTGGCGTAGCTAACCTCTGGAACGGTGAAATCGGTATCTTCGACCAGGTTCGTTATATCGAAACTCCACGTGCAGAATCCGTATCTGGTTCTGGTACTTCAAAGGTATACGCAACTGTCATCCTCGGAAAGCAGGCTCTTGTTGAGGCTGTTTCTTACGAGCCAAAGACCGTTATCGGTCCTGTTACAGATAAGTTGATGCGCTTCCGTCCTGCTGGCTGGAAGGCTCTTGTCGGTTGGAACATCTACCGCAAGGAAGCCCGCTACGTCATTCAGACAAAGTCAAGCATCGCATCTGCGTAGTTTACTTAGTGAGAGGGGCGGGAAACCGCCCCTCTTCATGTAGGGAGATAAATGGCTAAGAAGAAGAAGGCTGAAGAGTTACCGTTAGATTTCTTCACGCCATTGCAAGAGTATGCAATACAGGCACATGAGTTATACAACTCGTTTGCTTCGGCAGGATTTACAGAAGGTGAAGCGTGGGAACTTATGGTCCGTCACCTTCCTGATTGGGAATTAGATGAACCAGAGTTTACAGAAAAGGATACAGAGTAATGCCAAGCGTTAATGGAAAAAGGTTTGCATATACTGCAAAAGGCGTAGCAGCAGCTAAGGCTGAAGCCAAAAGAACTGGCAAAAAAATGTCAGGAACAATGGAACCATTATTTCCAGCAGTAAAAAAGAAACCAACAATTCTTACTCCAAAGCGTAGGAAGAAACCAAAAATTGGAAATCTATAAGAAGGTGATTTGAATGGCTAAGAAGTGCAAGAAGTGTGGCAAGGCAAAGTGCAAGTGCTAATATGAAAAAGGCAAAAGTTGAAAAAGTTATGGGCGAGTTCAAGCGTGGAACTTTGCACTCAGGTAGCAAAAGGGGACCAAAGGTAACCTCTAAGAAGCAGGCTATAGCAATCGCTCTAAGCGAGGCTAGAGCTGCTGGCAAGCCAAAAGTCAAGCGCCCTAAAGTAAAGAAGAAGTAATGTCATCGGGTCAATACAAGCCACATCATGGCTTTAATCCGATACAAATAAAAGACGGACAGGTTGTCCGTCTTCGCAAAGATGGACGAATCCAATCGGTATTAGGAAAAGTTGGGGAGTATAAAAAGAATGGACCCAAGAATAAAGAGGGCGGGCGTATCGGGGTTTAATAAACCCAAGCGCACTCCAGACCATCCTAAGAAATCACACGTGGTAGTGGCAAAGGTTGGTTCGACAGTAAAGACAATTAGATTTGGCGAGCAAGGCGCAAGAACGGCAGGAACACCTAAGCCTGGTGAGTCGGCTGCTATGACTAAAAAGCGCAAGAGCTTCAAGGCTCGTCATGCAAAAAATATAGCAAAAGGTAAATTAAGTGCCGCATACTGGGCAGATAAGGAAAAGTGGTAAACATGCCATACGCTCCAAAACCAAAACCAAAAGCAAAGAAGAAGCCAGCAATTAAGGTTTCTCAAGCAACAATTGATAAAATCAAAGCAAGAGGAATGACTAAGTCTTTGAAGAAGGCTCAGACATCTACCAATGCCGAGTATCAAGAAGCAATCAAGCGTATGTACGGTGAACGCCGTGCATCTGCAGCGCGTGGACAAGGCGCTGATGCTCGTATCCAAAAGCCAAGTTTAATGAAGCCAAGCCAGGTATTAAAGCCAAAGGGACCAAAGCGTAAGCCTAATACCAGCAGACCTGGCATGTTTGGAGCATTGTAACCAAATGGCAAAGATTTTCCGTGGACCGACTATGACTATAAAACTTGGTCGAGAGAACGACCTTTGGTTCGTTTCATATCCATGGGGAAAGACTGTTGTCAAAAAGAATGGAACTTGGTCAACCATAGTTTCGCCACAAGACAGCACTCTTGCTACCTATGACAAGGTGCTCCGTGGGGGTTACGACAATCCAATAACTGATGCAGAAGCAGCAGAGTTAACTGCTGCTGGGTACGGTGAGTACATTGTCGAAGTGTAGGACTGGATGTCCAACTCAAGACCATGAGTCTTGGGGGGAGTGTTTACGTGCAGCTAATTTGAATTTTAGTAATGAACGTATAGCTGCAGACATTAAGAATACAGACAGAGAGCTAAGCGCTTATCGTGATGCTCGCAAGCTGGGCATCCAGCCTGCTTCGACCAAGATGAAAGATATACAAAAAGCAGTCAGAGTATCTGACACTATCGGAAGGGCAGCGAAAGCATAATGGCAACGCTAAACCAACTGACCGAGCAGACTATTGCTGAAATCAATTCCTATGTCAAGAACCAGGAATCGGTCACAATTATTACCAGCCAGATTTCATCAAGCGCTGTCACCATTTCCGTAGATGATGTCAGCTCTTTAAGTAAAGGTATCGTCGAGATTGATGATGAATTGCTTTATGCTAAGAAGGCAATTGCATCCAGCGGTACTATTCAGGTTCTTGGTACTGAAGGCAATCCAGTAGGACGTGGCTGGCGTGGCACAACAGCAACAAGCCATGTATCTGGTTCAGTAGTACGCAACAATCCAATTTTCCCGCGGACTCAGGTTAAGCGGGCTATCTTAGAAACAATCAAGGGAATGAACTTCCCTTGCATCACAAACTACACATTTACATTTAACGGTTCTGATTATTCATACATCATGCCAGATGCTTTAGAAGATATTGTTGGTATCTCATGGGATGTTCCAGATTCAACTGGCGTGTGGCAACTAATCAAGCGGTATCGCGTAGATAAGAATTACTATGATGACGCAACATCAAGCATTAAGCAGGCTTTGATTCTCAATGAATCACCTATGCCTGGTCGTACAGTCAATGTTCAATACACAAAGTTTCCAACAACCATCACAGATAACCAGGAACTAACCGTGTCTGGATT